TCAAATGCTTGAGATTCCTGCAGGAACACTTGTTCTTAACGCAGGTGCTGAAGTAATGAAAGCTTTTACTTCAAGCTGTACATTAGACATGGACTTTGATGGTGGTGATGACATTATTGATGGTGCAGACATAACCTCTGCAGGTTACTGTGCTGCAGGTTCAAATGGTCAAACCAACACAGTCGTAGGTTCTGCAGCCTCAACTTACACTCAATTTATTGGAACAACTGATACAATTGATTGTACGATTGCAGGAGCTGCTGCAGCCACAGGTAGACTTAGAGTTTATGCAACTGTGATTGATTGTAACGATCATGGTGCTGTAGACAGAGCTACTGAAGTAGATAGAGATCTACTTGCTTAATAAATAACATTGGGAGGGCAGGGCAACTTGCCCTCTTAGTTTATCTAAAACAAGGATGTACTATGGCAACAACATTTTTAACTTTAACAAATGAATTGTTACGTAGGCTCAATGAAGTTACTCTAACAACAGATACATTTGCTACAGCTAAGAATGTTCAGGCGATAGCAAAAGATGCTATTAATAGTGCTATAAGAGAGATACTTCAAGATGGGCATGAGTTTCCATTTTTAAAGACTACACAAACCCAAACACTAACGGCAGGTACAGGAACGTATGATTTTCCTTCAGATATGTCTTCAGTGGATTGGGATAGTTTTTATTTAAAGACACTTACTTCTGAATCTAATACAGCTAAATCTTTACCTACAATATCTTTTGAAAGCTATACTAGAAACTATAGAACAATAGAAGATGCTGCAGGAACAGGTGGTAGAACTGCACCTGATTTAGTTTATCAAACAGCAGAAGAAAAGTTTGGAGTTACACCTATTCCTAATGCAGCTTATGTAGTAGAATATGTGTACTATAAGTTTCCTGATACATTAGGTGTTAATGCATCTACTGGAGCTGCAACAAATGGTACAGACAGTACCTATGATACTCCCATTATTCCTGAAAGATTTAATTATATTATTATTGATGGTGCTATGGTTTATGTGATGAGGTTTAGATCAAATGAACAAAGTGCTCAAATACATCAACAAAAGTTTACTCAAGGTATGAAAGCTATGCGTAGATTATTACTTGACGATAAACTTTCTGTAGAATCTACAATGATACAAAAACCTAAATTTTCTTCACATATGTTGAGTCTTGGTTCATAATGGCAGATAATTTACAAACCTTTAAAGTTATATCTAGGGGTGGCTTAAATACAACAGGAGATGTTTTATCTCAAGGTCAAGACTTTCCGGGTAGTGCTACAAAACTACTAAACTATGAACCTGACCTACAAGGTGGTTATAGAAGAATAAGTGGTTTTGCAAATAGTTATGGCACAGTTACTGGAACAGGTTCTGTATTAGGTGTATGTGTAGCAGATGGAATACATAATGGTATACTAGCTGCAAGAAAACCTTCTTCAGGGAGTAACTATCTACACTATTGGACAGGATCTGCTTGGACTGCTATTACTAGTGCAGGTTCACCAACAATGGTTGGCGTTAGTAAGGTTAGGTTTACCAGAATTAATTTTGGATCACCTAAAATTGTACTTACAGATGGTATTAATCCTGCAGCTACTTATGATGGTAGTAGCTATGTTCAGATAACAGACTCTAATGCTCCTACTGATCCTGTAATATCAGAAGTTTATCAAAACCATTTGTTTTTAGCAGGTGATCCTGCAAAGAAAGATGAGTTATTTTTTAGTGCTCCACTAGCTGAAACTGACTTTACTCCTGCAAATGGTGCAGGTAATATTAATGTAGGTTTTGATGTTGTAGCTATAAAAGTTTTTCGTAATATTCTTTATATCTTTGGCACTAATAATATTAAAAGACTTGTTGGTAATAATAGAACAGACTTTGTATTAGAGAATGTTACAAATAACTTAGGTTGTCTAGCTACAGACAGTGTAATAGAAATAGGTGGTGACTTACTATTTTTAGCACCAGATGGTATTAGACCTATTGGTGGTACTGCAAAGATTGGTGACGTTAATCTTGAAACTGTATCTAAGAAGATACATAAAACAGTACAGAATACTATTAATACAGAAACACTTACAGGTTTATCTTCTGTATTAATTAGATCAAAGTCACAGTTTAGATATATGTTTGCAGGAACAAGTTCTGTAGGAATACTAGGAGCACTTAGAGAAAATCCTCAAGGTGGTTTTGGTTTTGAGTTTGCAACATTGTTTGGTTTTTCTGTTAGTTGTGCAGATAGTGGATATATAGGCACAGCAGAAACAATTATACATGGTGACTCTACAGGTAAAGTTTATGCACAAGAATCAGGAACATCTTTTGCAGGATCTGATGTATTAAGTATTTATCAAACACCTTACTTATACTTTGAAGATCCAAGACAAAGAAAAATATTTTATGATATGTCTACGTATTTACGTGCAGAGGGTGCAATATCTGTTTCATTAGGTATAGTATATGACTTTGAAGATACAGATATTCTTAACCCTGCTAACGTAACATTTAGTGCTACTGGTACAGCAGCTGTTTATGGTTCAGCAATATTTGATACAACACAAGTTTATGATGGTAATCCCTCTCCAGTAGAGACAGCAACATTTACAGGATCAGGTAAATCTATCTCTTTTCGTTTTGTTGCAGAAGATACAAATGCTAGTCACAGTATACAGGGATTTACAATTACTTATGGATTAGGAGATTTAAGGTAATGGGTACAGGTTACACAAGAACAAATACCTCAGATATTCAAGCTGATGAGGTCGTTAAATCAGCACCATTAAATGCTGAACTTAATGCTGTTGTAAATGCTTTTGCAGCTTCAACAGGACACACACATGATGGTACAACTGCAGAGGGTGGTCCTATTACCTCTTTATTAGGTATGAACATTACAATAGGTGATGGAACTGCAGATACAGATGTTACCATAACTTTTGATGGTCAAACAAATGATGGTGTTCTTAAATGGATGGAAGATGAAGATTACTTTCAGTTTAACGATAACATTTTAATCAATAGCACTGGAAGACTTAATTTTGGAGATACAGGAACATATATTCATCAATCTGCTGATGGTGTGCTTGATCTTGTTAGTGACACAGAAATAGAAATAAATGCTACAACAGTTGATTTAAATGGTAATTTAGATGTATCTGGATCTTTAACAATAGCAGGTGCTGCTGTTACAGCTACTTCTGCTGAAATAAACATACTTGATGGAGTTACAGCCACAGCAACAGAATTAAACATTATGGATGGTGTGACTGCTACAACTGCAGAGCTTAACATAATGGATGGAGTAACATCAACAACTGCAGAATTAAATATATTAGATGGTGTAACATCTACTGCTACAGAATTAAACTATGTTGATATAACTACATTAGGTACATCACAAGCTTCTAAAGCTGTTACAGTAGATAGTAATGGTGATTTAATTGTACCTGACAGTGACAAGTTTAAGTTTGGTGCAGGTAGTGATATGCAGTTATACCATGATGGTAGTGACTCTTATATTACTAATGCTACAGGTGCATTAAAACTTGCTACAGAGACAAGTGGTATAGCTGTAACAATAGGTCATACAACTTCAGAAGTTACAATTGCAGATAACTTAACTGTAACAGGAACAACTACTCTAGATGCTACATCTTTTGGTGATGCTAATATTACTAACGTAGGTGACATAGCTCTTGACTCTATTAGTGCAGATGGCACAGATATTAATGTAGCTATTACAGATAACTCTGCTACTTCTTTCACTGTGAAACAAGGCTCTGATGCATACTTAATCATTGATACAGGTAACAGTAGTGAGTCTGTATCTATAGGTACAGGTGTATCAGGTACAGCTATTACAATAGGTCATGGTACTTCAGAGGTAACAATAGGTGATAACCTTACAGTAACAGGTAATCTTACTGTTTCAGGAACACAAACAGTTGTAGATACTGTTACTATGAATGCTCAAAATGCTATTGTGTTTGAAGGTGCAACTGCAGATGCTAATGAAACAACTTTAACTATTACTGATCCTGATGCTGATAGAACAATTAAGTTACCTAATCAGTCAGGAACTCTTGTAGTATTAGCTGCAGATAGTGATACAGCAGTAACAGCTACACCTACTGAAATAAGTATACTAGATGGTGACACTAGTGCTTCTTCTGTTACTGTAGTTGATGCTGATAGAGTTGTTCTTAATGATGCAGGTACAATGAAGCAGGTAGCTGTTACAGATCTAGCAGCCTACTTTGATGATGAAATAACTGCTATGCCAAACTTAGTGACCACAGGAGCATTAAATAGTGGTAGTATTGCAACAGGTTTTGGTGCTATTAATAATGGCTCAAGTGCTATTACAACTTCAGGTACAATAACTTTTGGTAGTCTTACAGATGGTTCTGTTACTATTACAGACATTGCAGATGAAGATGACTTTAGTAGTGACAGTGCAACTAAACTTGCTACACAACAATCAATTAAAGCCTATGTTAATACAGTAGCAGGACAGGCCAATAATGTTACTGGTCTTAATGCTACAGGTACAGAACTTAATGCTGTAGCTGATGGAGATACAAGTGCATCTAGTATTACTGTTGTAGATGCAGATCAAATACCTATTAATGATGGTGGCACAATGAAACAGATTGCTGTCACTACTCTTGCTGCTTATCTTGATGATGAGATTACAGCAATGCCTAACTTAGTAACTACAGCTGCTACAACTGTAGGTGCATTAGATAGTGGTTCTATTACATCTGGATTTGGAGCTATTGATAATGGTACTTCAGGTATTAGAACAAATACAGTTACTGTAGAAACCTCTTTACTACCTGATGCTTCTGGTGGAGCAGATATAGGTAGTTCTTCTGCAGAGTTTGGTGATGTTTATATTGCAGATGACAAGTATATTAACTTTGGTTCTGATCAAAATGTTCTTGTTGGTTATGATGAAGATGGTGATGACTCTTTAGAGATTAGACAGAATGTAGAGGGAGCAGCTTTAGCTATTACCTTTAAGGCAGATCAAGGTGATGACAATGCTGATCAATGGAAGTTAAACTTTGCAGATGGTGGTACAGTTACCTTTCAAAGTAAAACATCAGGATCTTATGCAACAAAACAAACATTAGATACATCAGGTAATTTAACCATTACAGGTGAACTTGATGCTGCTACACTAGATATTAGTGGTGATGCAGATATAGATGGTACTCTAGAAGCAGATGCTATTACTATTAATGGTACAGCTATTGGTTCTATTTATAGTGTAATAGCAGGTAGTTCCTCTATTGTAACTACAGGTGCATTAGATTCAGGAAGTATTACTTCAGGCTTTGGTAATATAGATGTTGGCTCAAGTAATTTAACTGCAACAGGCACAGTATCATTAGGTGCGACATCATTTAATGACAATAATATCACAAATGTTGGAAATATTGCATTAGATAGCTTGACAGCAGACGGATCTTCCATTACAATTACAGGTAACACTACTTTTGCTGATGGTGCTTATGATTTTGATATTGCAAGCCATGATACATCTAATGGTTTAAAACTAGGTGGTACATTAGTTACAGCAACTGCTGCTGAATTAAATCACTGTGATGGTGTTACATCAAACATACAAACACAATTAAACAGTGCAGCTACAACTGGTAAAGCAATAGCAATGGCAATGGTATTTGGATAATAAAGGAGAAAAAGTATGGCAAATCCTAATGTAGTAGCTGTTAGTAGTATACAAGCAAACACTGCTGTTGATGCTGATGTAGCAGCTTCTGCAGTAAGTTTGTTAACGTGTGCTTCTAACAAGTTAATAAAAGTAAACAGTTTAATTATTGCAAATATAGATGGTACAAATGCAGCTTCAATAGATGTGTGGGTTACTCGTTCTTCTGCTGACTACTATATAGCAAAAACTATTTCTGTTCCTGCAGATGCAACCCTTGTTGTCATTGACAAGAACATGGGTTTGTATTTAGTAGAAAGTGATGTTCTTAAAATACAAGCAAGTGCTGCAGGTGATTTATCTGCTACTTGTTCATATGAAGAAATAGATGACGCATAAGGATAGTTAATGGGTGTAAATAAAAAGGGTGGCTTAGTAGGTGGCTTTGATCAGCTTAGAGCACCTAATGCTCCTACTATAAGTGTTGCTACAGCCGATAGTGGAGAACTTGCTGTTACTATTACTAATCCATCAGATACTGGTGGTGGTGATATTACAGGCTATGCTGTTAGTGCTTTAACAGGACCTGTAGAAGACACAACTTTTGCAGTTACTGTTGTTAGTGCAGGTGGTAACAAGTATGCAATAGATGGAGGATATTACTCAATTAGAGGAATATTTGCAGGTGGTGCAACTGATGGGGGATCAGTAAACGTAATAGATTATGTAGATATATCTACAGCAGGTAATGCTACAGACTTCGGAGATTTATCTACTGCTACTGATAAAGGTATGAGTTTTTCTTCTGGAACTAGAGGTGTATTTGCAGGTGGAAATGTAAGTAATTCTGATAATGATAAAATTCATTATATCACTATTGCTTCTACTGGAGATGTAACTGATTTTGGGGATTTAAGTGCTCAAAGAGAGAGAGGATCTGGATTAAGTAATGATACTAGAGGTGTTGTAGGAAATGGATATAATGGTAGTTCTGAAGTAAATATTCTTGAATATGTTACTATAGCATCTACTGGTAATGTTACTGACTTTGGGGATTCAACAGATGACAGAAGAGAGTGTGCTTGCTGTCAATCTACTACTAGAGGAATTTGGGGTGGTGGTGGAGATACAAGAGTAGATATTATTGATTACATTACTATAGCATCAACTGGTAATGCTACTGACTTTGGAGATACATTAGCTGCAATTAAACAACTGACAGGTTTAAGCAATAGTACTAGAGGAGTGTTTGGTGGTGGCACTACTACTGGTGGGTATCAAAATGTTATGCAGTATATTACTATAGCATCAACTGGTAATGCTACTGACTTTGGAGATTTAAATAGTATTGTAGTAACAGCAACAGCAACAGCTAGTAAGACTACGGGTTTATTTGCAGGTGGTTATGTATCTGCAGGGCGAATAAATGTTATTGATTATATTACTATAGCCAGTACTGGAAATGCTACTGATTTTGGTGACTTAACTTTAGCAAGAAATAGTTTATTTCAAGGTATGGTTAGTGCAGCACATGGAGGGTTATCTTAATGTCTGTAATAACTTTATATAAAGGCCATACTTATATTTTTGATCAAAGTGATAGTAGTAATAGTGGTCATCCTCTTCGTTTTTCTACTACAAGTGATGGAACTCATGGTGGTGGATCAGAATATACTACAGGTGTAACAACAAGTGGTACTCCGGGAAGTGCAGGAGCTTTTACAAAACTAGCTGTTGCATCAGATGCACCTGATACTCTCTACTATTATTGTACTAATCATAGTGGTATGGGTAAAAGTACAACTAATAAAGCAAGTCTACAAGGTGGTGCTTCAGGTTCTTCTAGTCCTATAACTGTAAGTTCTCTTACTAATGATGAAGCTTATAATGTTAGAGCATCTGCTATAAATGCTTTTGGTCAGTCACCTTATAGTGCAGCTACTTCTGGAACTCCTGTTTTACCTGATAGAGGTCTTCTTGCAGGAATGAATAATAGTGGTTGGACTTATTTTAATAATATAGATTTTATAAGTATAGCAACAACAGGTAATGCTCAAGATTTTGGTGATATGACAGCTGCAAAAGAAGCTAATGGATCAGCAGCTAGTAAAACTAGAGCTTTGTTTGCAGGTGGTAGAGCAGGTTCAGTATTAGACACAATAGATTATGTAAGTATAGCTTCAACAGGTAATGGTACAGATTTTGGTGATTTAGTAGGTGCAAGATATATACTAAGAGGTTTAGGTAGTAGTACTAGAGCAATTATTGTAGGAGATAATTCAAATGTAATAGAATATCTTACTATAGCAAGCACTGGTAATGGAACAGACTTTGGTGATCGTACAAATTCAGCAGCTTATATTGGTGGTGCTTCTAGTACAACAAGAGGTGTATTTGGTGGAGGTTATGATAGTGGTGGAACATACTATGTGGCAATAGACTACATAACAATAGCTTCCACTGGAAATGCTTCAGACTTTGGAGACTTAACTGGTAATTCAAGTAATTCAGGCAGGGCAGTAGCAGCACTTAGTAATAACACTAGAGCAGTATTTGGTGGTGGTTATTTTAATGGTTCAGTAGGTAATGTAATGCAATATATTACTATCGCATCAACAGGAGATGCCTCAGATTTTGGAGATTTAGTGGCAAATAATCAAGGACAAGGTGGTACGTCAAGTGCAACAAGAGGTGTATTTACAGGTGGTGGCACTGATAATGTTATTGAGTATATTACTATAGGTTCAACAGGTAACACTACCGATTTTGGAGATATAAGTCAAGATTTAGGATACCTAATGTCAGCTACATCTTCAGCTCATGGAGGATTATCATAATGCCTAATTACTCTGGAGTGTGGGATTTAAAAGAACAAGGTGTTGCTGTTAAAGGTGAGAGATGGCAAGCACCAAAACCTCAAGCAGCTAATATGGGTGTAATCATGGGTGCATCTACAGCTTCTACTGAAGACAAAACTATAGAGTATATTGATATAGCATCTGGTGGTAATGGAACACTTTTTGGTGACTTGTACGCAGGTGGGCCGCATGGTGGTTCTTGTTCTTCTACAACTAAAGCTTTTCTTGGTGGTGGTTGGACAGGTTCAGCCAGAGTAAATGTAATACAAACTGTAACTTATGCAAGCACAGGTGGTAGTTCAGATTTTGGTGATTTAACTCATGCTACAATGACAAATGAAGCCTGTTCTTCTACAACCAGAGGTGTATTTGCAGGAGGGTCTGACTCTTGAGTAATGTTCTTGACTATATTACATTTTCATCTGAAGGAAATGCAACAGACTTCGGTGATTTATCTAACAGTAGAGAACAGTTTGCTTCTTGTGGTAATACAACCAGAGGAGTTTTTGCAGGGGGTGGTTATACTAGTACGTCTAATGTTATTGATTATATTACTATAGCATCCACAGGTAATGTAACTGATTTTGGAGATATGTTAGCTGCTGCTAGTACAATGCCAAGTGGTGTTACATCTAGTTCAACAAGAGGTTTAATGATGGGTGGGCAACCATCAAGTTATCAAGATGTTATTCAATATATTACTATAGCATCAACTGGCAATGCTACTGACTTTGGAGATTTAACAGTAGCTATGGGTTTTGGATTTGGTACTTCTAATGCAACAAGAGCAGTTTGTTCTCGTGATGGTATTTATCATGGTAAAAATATTGATGTAGTAACGATAGCATCTACTGGTAACGCAACAGACTTTGGAGATATACTTACATCAGCTAGAGGACAATCTGGTGCTTGTGGTGGTCAAGGAGGTTTAACAGCATGACAAGATACTTAGGTGGATTAATTACTAAAGATGAGTCATCAGTTATTCCTTCTGATAGCTATGAAAATACTTCTGCTCCGGGAGTATGGACATTAGAAGAAGCTCAGATGCTTTCTAAACAAGGTCTTTGGCCTACAGCAGGAAATGCTTACCCACAAAGAGGAGTGTTTGCAGGTGGTTCAACAACATATAGTTATAGTAATTTTATTGAATATATTGATATAACTAGCACAGGCAATTCCACAGAATTTGGAGATTTGGTAAGCAACAAAAGTTATGTAGCAGGTTGTTCTTCTCTGACAAGAGGGATATTTGCAGGTGGATATGGTGGTAGTGCAGAAAATCAAATAGACTATATTACTATATTATCTACTGGGAATGCTACTGACTTTGGAGATTTAAGTGTTGCAAGATATGCTGCTTCTGGCTTATCTAATTCTACGAGAGGTGTTTTTGGTGGGGGTACTACAGGTTCTTATACTGATACTATAGATTACATTACTATAGCTAGTACAGGTAATGCCAGCGATTTTGGAAATATGCAAAATGCAAGAGCGTTTTTAGCAGGTTGTGCATCTACAACTAGAGGTATAATTTTTGGTGGTGATCAAACAGGTGGTCCGACAGATACTATAGATTACATTACTATAGGTTCTACAGGAAATGCTAGTGATTTTGGTAATCTTTTAGACGACTGTAGCAGTCACGCAGCTTTTTCTTCTTCTACT